ACATTGATAAAGGTGTATGGTCTACGGTTAGAAAGCATCAAACGACTTTAGAGAAAACAGTAGTAAGAGATTTTGAAGAGATTCTGCAGAACAACGGTTGGTACAAATTAATCAACCACAACAAGACTAAGAAGACATACAAGTACGAGGGGCGAATGGTTGAGTTCTTTGGAGCTGATGACCAGCAAAAGCTTAGAGGGTCTAAACGTGCTATCTTATACTGTAATGAAGCGAACGAATTGGAATACAAAGCGGAGTTTTTTCAATTGCTAATGCGTACTACTGATAGAATCTTTATAGACTTCAATCCTGACGATGAAGATGTATGGATAAATACTGAGCTAGAACAAAGAAGGACTTTAGAGAAGGGAGACGTAGAAACAATAGTTAGTACTTATAAAGACAATACTTTTTTACCTACTGGATTAGTTGAAGAAATTGAATACTTACAAAAGACCGACCCTGAGTTTTGGAAAATATACGGTTTAGGTGAGTACGGAAACATTACAGGCTTAATCTTTGAGAATAGAACTATAGTAGATTCAATACCTGACAATGCAAAACTTATTTGTTACGGTTTAGATTTTGGTTTTACGAATGACCCAACCGCCTGCACATCTATTTATAAGCACGATAACGACATTTACTTTGATGAGTTGATATATGATTACGGTTTAACTAATACAGATATAGCGAACCGACTAAAAGACTTAGGAGTTATAAGAGAGTTTGAAGTTATTTGTGATAGTGCAGAGCCTAAAAGTATAGAGGAGCTTTACAGGTTAGGAATAAACGCTAAGCCAACTAAGAAGGGTGCAGACAGTATTAGAAACGGTATTGATATAATGAAACGTTTTAACATACACATTACAAGGAGGTCGACTAACGTTATCAAAGAATTTAAGAAATATAAATGGGCGGTAGATAAAAACGGTAACAACGTTGGTAAGCCTATCGATATGTTTAACCACTCTATAGATGGTATTCGTTACGGTTGTATGATGCACTTATCAATTAACGATAGAGGGGAATATAATATGTCTTTTTTATAATACAATACCCGACAAGGTAAAAACCTACATTATTAATTTAGTGTAGGTTTTTTTTTGTATATTTGAAGTTCATTAGTTCAGCGCGTAACTATTTATTTAAGTGGATTTGCAATTAAACTTAATTTTGTAGCGAAATAAAATAGTGGTACTACTACGCGCTGAACTAATAGAAGTTAAAAACCTATTCGTTAACTTGGATAGGTTTTTTTTGTTTAATAGTTGTTTATTAAGAAAACTTTATTATCTTTGTTTAACGTTGAGCGAATAACGGTTAGTATATGAATAGTAAAAACACGGAAAAAATGGAAAAATATTGGTTTAAAACAACTGGATTTAATAACGATACTTGTACTGAAAGGTGTATGGTAAAAGACAATGGTATTATGATAGGCAGTGTAAAATGTAGAGAATGTGAATTTTGCAAAGGATACGAAGAACCTTGTGAATTTACAGGTGATGTAAGTTGGATAAAATGCGAGAAGTTGAAGGAGGCACAAGACTAGTGTTTTTATTATTTATATACTTTGTTAGCAAATCGTTTTAATGCTTGCTAACAATATAATATAGTTACCTTTTTAAAAATTAAATATATGAGCATAGAAGTAAAGAGACAAGATGACTACATTAGATTTAGTGTAGAGCGTAAAACAGCAACAAGCAAAATAGACTTAGAATTAAACCCTAAGATATTAGAACTTAAAAAGCAACTGCAAGAAACTTACAAAGAATTAGATAACCTAAGTGCTAAGTATAGAATTAAAACAGATACTAACAGGGTTTACTTAGATGAAGTTAGAGAGGTTGTTAGTAGAGTTGTAGGAATTACAGAAGATGAGCTAGTAGGTAAGTGGAGTAAGAAGCCGTGTCCTGATGCTAGAAAGATTTATAGTTTGATAGCTAATAAGCATACTAACTATTCTCTATCGGTAATAGGTCAAGGAATAAACCGCGACCATTCAAGTGTTATAGCTCAACTAAAAGCTGGTAATGATTTACTAGGGTGGGATAAACAATTTACTAAAGATTATGATTTAGTTGTTGAAAAGTTAGGGATTTGTAAAATATAGTATTAATTTAGTAAAAAATAAAATTATGAAATTTAACGAAGAGAATATAAAGAAATTAAGAGAGGGTAAAGCGACTTGTGTATATGATGGAAAAAGTGTAGAAAAACTCAATAAAATAATGGGCACTGAAGATATAGTAGGTTTTAGCAAATATTATTATTTTATTGATGGTTGCTGGTCTAACGGTAATGAAGTGATTATAGACGAACTAATTCCCTTGGCTGACTTCTTCGAGGTTGAGCTAGATTTTTCTGAACCATATCCAGAATATAAACAACCCAAAACAGCAAAAGAACGCGACCAATTAATTAAAGAACTGATGTCTCAGATTAACATCCTTAACGATATGGAGTTTAAGAAAGTGTTACCTAGTGAGTTGGATGAGATGTTTTGTGGTGATTTAACTGATTTAGACTTTACTTTAATTAAATTACTTAGAATGCGCGACGTTTACCGTGATGGGTGGGTTAGTGATGGAGAAAAAGATGTTAATTGTATTTGGGTTTTAGAAGATGAAATACAAACAGACTGTTTATTTAGGGCGAGTATATCATTTTCCTTCCAAGATAAAGAAATAGCAGTGTTATTTTTAACTAACTTCAAAGAGGAGTTAGAAAGCGTTAAACATCTAATAAGTTAATTATGAAAACAATAATAACAATATCAATAGTATTACTTTTCGCATCTTGCGAGAGTGCAGATCAAAAGCAATTAAGAATCAATTACGAAAACGCTAAAGCTAGAAGCTTAGAACTGAAGTTAAAAGATGACAGCGCGAGAAGTTCAAGAGTTAAACAGGAACAATATATAATATTAAAGAGAATATGAAAAGATATATATTATTTGCAGATTATGCTTATTACCCAAATGGAGGCAGTGGAGACATTAAAGAAGTTACAGAGAGTTTAAAAGATTTTAAATCTGACTTAAAGAAGTTAGTAGATAATTATGATTCAGTTTACATTTACGACATACAAACATCTGAAGAGATAGACTTAGCTAATGGAGACTTAAATAAATTTTTACTTAAATACAACTACTAAATGAAAATAACTAAAACTAGACTACCTGATTTTATAGCTGAACAATTAGGTATAGAGTTAACAACTTCTAAGCAATACCGACTAAACGAAATCGACTACAATAAGTCTAAGGAACTAAAAGAAAAGTATAAGCCTAAGAAACGAAAGTTAGTCGAAACGATTGTTAAAAAGAATAAAAAAGGGGTTGTAATCTCTAGTACTGAAAAGCTACAAAGTAAAGCGATAGATATACCCGACCATTTCGAACTAATCAAAGTTAGTACTTCTAAGACAACGGGACAACAATGGTTACAACATGCACCAAAGAAAGTAGAACCTTCTGAAGAGGTTGCTAAATTTGATTTAGATGGTATAATACAAAAGCAATTAGAGAAAGCTAATGTAATACAACAAGTAATCGTTAAGCTAAAAGATGTTACAAACGATTTTGATATGCTTACTTATACAGATTTACACGTAGGTATGGATACTAATAGCAAAGGTAATTCAATGTATGCTGAACCTTGGAACTTATACACTATTGGAGAAACAGCAGAACGAATTATTCACGAAACTTTAAAGAATCAAACAAGCAACACGCTTATAGTTGATGAGCTTGGGGACTTCTTAGACGGTTACAATGGAGAAACTACAAGAGGAGGACACAAACTACCGCAAAATATGACTAACGAACAAGCGTTTGACTGTGGTTTAGATTTTAAAATGATGCTAGTTAATAGTCTTGCACCTTATTACGAGTCAATTAAGTTTAATAATATATGCAATGATAACCACGCTGGTAGTTTTGGGTACTTTGTTAATAGTGCTTTTAAAAGACTTGCAGAACATTTACACAAGAATGTTGAAGTAGTTAATCATAAGAACTTTATAAGCCATTATATACAAGATGAGGTGTGTTTTATTATTACTCACGGTAAAGACGACAGTACTTTGAAGTTTGGGTTTAAGCCTCATTTAGATGCTAAGCAAATTGAGAAGATAGACCACTATATTAAACAGAATAAGTTATACGGTAAAGCTGAGAGGTTTATTTTTAAGAAGGGAGATAGTCATCAATTACTATTTTACTATACTGGT